TACTTTACCTTCTCTGTCCAGAACAGGCAAAGTAAACCGAAACCCATTGTACCCAATACCCCAGTCCTTAAAAGCACTCCTGGGCAGTTGGCGATTGATAGCCAGGGTTTTCCAATGGGCATCCTCCATTGCCCCAGCACCACCCTCAGCTATCTGGTGAAGAAAGGTATTAAAGCTGCCCGACAGCAAACACACCTTGCAGTCCCAAAGTAGGTTGTCTTCGTTGATATAGAAGTGTTTGTCTTTGAGACAAAAGGGGCACTGGCCGATTATCTGGTTGCCGGATTTACCTTGTTGTACGAAGCCATGAAACTCGAAGCTCTCTATAGACGGCGGCATGGTATACTCCTATTTCCAAGTGTCTGTTTTCCATAGCTTCATTTCCAGCCACTTTCTGATACGAACAAGTTGATGCAGAATGCGCTTGTATAGCGGCGTGGAAGGTAGGTTGGATACCTCCATAATTCGCCTTGCGTAGACCAGACTATCGTACCTGTCCAGTAACTTCTCGAATCGTTCTATTTTGGATTTTTTCATCGGCAGCTCCTAAATACAGAATCATCTTAAACAGAGATTCCTTGTCGTCACCCAACAGACCCAGGGCAGTATTACACTTGGTGCACAAAAGACCCCTGATTACCCCCGTAGCATGGTCATGGTCTATGACCAGCTTTGCCTCTTTATCACAAACAGCGCAAGCGTTATATTGTTTTTTGAGCATCCAGTTAAAGACTTCTTCACTGATGCCGTACTTTTTCTTTAAGTATCTCCTCCTGTCTAGTTTAGAATAACGGGCTTTCTTAGTAAAGTAATCCCCGCGTTTGCAGTCTTTGCACCAGGTCTGATAGCCATTCCCCTTTCGATAATAACACCAGTCAAATTTGCTTTGTTTGCACTTTGAACAGGTTTTGATCACTACACACTCTCCTTATCGGCCCATGATTTCCTGATAACAGAAGCCCCTACAGTCAATGGCACACGGACCTCCTTCCATGTGATAGACATGACCTCCTTTATGCGCTCAGTCTCTTCTTTAGGTAACACAGCGTCAGCCTGCAAAATAAGTTCGTCATGCACAGTCGATACAATCACCGTGTTCTGTGATAATTCTGGCAACAACCCATAGACCCGCAACAGTGCCATCTTCATCTGGTCAGCAGCCGAACCCTGGATCTTGTAGTTCAACATGGGGTACGTTATGCCCCGCTGCGCCCACACCTTTCGGCCACCCAGGGTACGAATAAATCCATGTTCTTCGGCCTCGGCCTCTAGCTTGGTGGCGTACTTCTTGATGTCCGGTGCGGATCGGTGAAACTCGTTAATAACCTTGCGGGCTTCCCTGGCTGTGATGCCAAACTTCTTGGCGATAACCTCCTTGCCCCCGCCGTACACCGTGGCGTACACCACCTGCTTAGCCTTTTGTCGGTACTCGGCATCCCCCCAGATTCGCAACGCCATTTGGGTATGCACGTCCTTGCCAGTTAAAAAGGCATCAATCAGGGTTTCGTCCCCACACAAATGCGCCAACAGTCGCGCCTCTATCTGGTCGAAATCAAAGGCGTACCAGATTTTCCCATCTGGTGGGCCGAACGGTCTTCTGGCGTTAAGGGCTATGACCTGTTCATCTTCCTGGTGGCCCCGGCCCACGTTCTGCAGGTTGGGGTACTTGCACGAGAACCGCCCCGTGTGTGCCCCGAGTTGCTGGAAATCAGGATGCAACACCCCCTTGGTGGCGAATCGTTTATAGCCTTCCAGAGTAGCCACCGCTTTCTCAGCCACCCGGAAGTTGCGAATCTTGATAACCAGTGGGTCATCAAATTCGCGCAGGGTGTCTTTGTCTGTGCTGGGCAAACCAGATGCTGTGAAGTGCCGAGGGGCAAGCTTAAGTTTGTCAAACAGCAGCTCCCTCATGTGATGCGAAGAGTTGGGGTTGAACATTTCCCCAGCCTCTTCTTGTATTTCCAGCAACCACTGGTTTCTAAGTTTAGTGTAGTGCTGTATTTCCTCCTCTACAATGTCAACCTTCAGCGCCATGCCATGCGTTTCCATCTCGTAGGTAATCGGCAGCAGGGCCATCTCCAATTCGTAAATGTCCCGCACACCCTCTTTATCCAGCAGTGGTTCTATGTTCTTCCAGAGTTCCACGGTGCGCTGAACATCCAGCATAGCGTACTTCTTGAGTATTTTATGATCCGCTGCCCAGTAGTCACCTTTAACCGAACTGGCCAACGCCCATCCTCTGCGCTTGCCAATGCGCCGACCTCGTGTAGTGGCACGCTGCAGTTCCCGCTCGTCACGGTCGTCTATCTCCAGATACCGTTTACACACTTCCTTCAGCCCATGCTGCTCGTGGGACCGCAGACAGTGCATGGCAACGAAGGTGTCGTCCACCCGGCCCGCCACCCGTACCCCAATGCTAGCCAGCATACGGCGGTCGAATTTGTAGTTGTGAAAAACCTTGTCGATGGCTGGATCTTCACATATCTTTCTTATTTCCAGCAGCTCGCCGGGGGGCACACGAACCTGCCTGGTAAACGGGTTCACCTTGAACCTATAGAACTTTTCCCTGCCGTCCGACCACCTGAACTGGATACTGAATGGTCTGCACCCGTGCCATGTGGATAGCCCCGTGGACTCCACATCTATTGCTACTGTCATTACGGCCCCTCACTTCGCACCTTGGTCGGCACCATGTATGCTGGTACATCAGTCGGGGCCGGGGCTTCAACCGTAGGAGCCACACAGCCCTCGGCCCTAAGATTATTATTGAGATGTGGCCACAGCTCTTCGGAGTGCATGGCCCCCAGTATATTCCACCCAGCATGAGCCAGATGATCTTCTTCTCTATTGCCCTCCAGGTACAGGTAAATATGCCTAATAGCGTGGTTAATCATTTCCAGCACAGACATTCCTTTTTCCCAGTTATAGTCGCTGTACTTCAACCCACCCTCGCTGTAGGCTTCAGCTACACGGCGCAGACCTATAGGGGAAATCAGATCGTACCGAGTTGTGTCTGCATCGCTACTTCGTTGTGCCCCCGTCTTCAGCGTTTTGATTTCCATTTGGTTCCTCCAGAATGTGATCCAGAACCTCTTTAAGTTTTGGATTCTTGGTATTGTTAATAGTTCTGGTTAGTGTGTTTCTTATGGTGGCGACTATCTTATCTCCGTCTTTAGTTGACCTGCGCTGCAGGAACAACAGCACAGCAAGCTGGTCAGCAAGCAGCACTACCTCGCCCTCGATGTCCATACATCGTGCGTGCTCCCACATCCAGAAGTAGTGTGCCCGCAGATTAGCGTTGTCTGGAAATGTCTCACGCAACCAGTCTGTTATTTTTCCAGAGGCAACCCAGTGTATATCGCTAAGATGCTTCTTTATGGGCGAGATTATGTCTGATATGAAGGTCTCTTCCACATCGTGCATCACAGCCTTTGTAAGCGCCCTGCCCCGGTCGATTACCACCCCCTTCTCGCTTAGCAAAGAACAGATAAGCACGGTGATTAGGGACACGTAATAGGAATGTTCAGCTACGTTTTCCTGCATACCTTCCAGGTTATAGGTAGAAAACCTGGGCACGTCACGTAGCCTGTTCGCTTGGTCAAGAAACTTGTGCATGGTGTGCTCCGATAAAAAAGGACCGGGTGAGCACAAACCCACCCGGTCCCTTGGGCTGGAGAGAACTACTCTACTTCGACCTCTTCTGGCTCATCATCAACCGGGGGCAACTCCTTTTCCTCATCCTCCTTCAACTTACGTAGGTTGCGGATATTCTGGTACTTGCCATTAGTTACCAGAGACAAGAAAAACGTGGGTTCCTCGGCGGTCAACTCACTAAGCATTGCGTCGAACTCCAGTTCGTCCTTGGGCATCTGCTGCACGCCCATTCGCTTCAGTGTGATCGCCACGAACTTCATGTTGTTTTCTGTTTCCAGACCATCGTAGGATCGGTAGACTTCTCCCTTCTTGCTGGGACCATCGACAATAACATACTCCCAGACCACCTGGTGGCGACCACTGGCTTTCGACTCCCCGCGCCAGGCATCCACCAGTTGCATGATATAGTCGCCGTCTTCGTAGGTTGGGAATCCACCCGTTTGCTTCTTGTTGGTTTCCTTTAGAGCACTAGCCCACCGTGTTGAGAAATCAGCCATTGTTCTTCTCCTTTGGATACAAGGCACTGTACAATGCCGAATACGCTTCCTGTTCGTTTTTACCCAGATCGATCTCTTCCAGAGTTGCGAAGTTTTTGAACTGCTCTCTACTTAGCCTGTGACCAGCATCTACATTCTCGCCTCCTCTCAGTTGGAGTATTCTACCACCATCCTCCTTATCCAGAATCGGTGCCCACACATCCACAATAGCGTTAAGGATAAATGCGCCTTTGTCTTTCAGACTGGGAACAATCTTCTCCTTTTCTCTACCCCGCCGATCTTTGTACTTTTCTGTGGACTGGTGGGAAATAAACACCATACCAATGCCCAGCTTTGACAAGTCCAGTATCTGCTTGGTGAACTCCGTTTTGACCCCCTCCCAACCCTTATTCCAAGGGGCATCGGCGCGTTCCTCGATGTTCAGCTTATTGCAGATATGCCGCACACACCGGAAGAACGCCATGTCAATGGTGTCAAAGATCAGGGTTTTGAATTTGGATGTGTCTTTCAGTTCCTTTTTGATCGCCAAGAACTGTGTCCAAGTGCCCACGTCCACTTGATATGACGAATGGGTTTTGGCCCCTGGCTCAAAGGACAACAGCAAGGCATCTGGAAATTGCAGAGCCAGGGTTGTTTTGCCAATCTTGGGCCTACCGTATATGTGGAACAGCAGGCTATTTAGGTCCGTCTTTGGTGTGCTTTTCTCCGTTGGTAACAGCCCCATCATCCAGCTCCTGAAATGGATTACCTTTGTAAAGCTGTGCGTAGTTGCCGTGGTGACACGCATTAAAGAACTCGCACGGCTTGTTGAAATCAAAACAAGCTTGGTGGTTTGGAATAGGTTGTTTGCCCTCGCTACACCATTTCGCAAAGCCCTCCGCAATCAACAGCATACTGCGCTCGTTTGCTTGTGTGGTTTCCCTCTTGGACTTGCACCGCAATCTGCGGAAATAGGGTTCTGGTGAATTGTTCTGTATATCCTTGCGAACCCTGGCCAAGAAGTCCTGCATGGTTTCCATCTTGTTGCCACGAAACTTGACTCGCTGCTGCGGCATCCGTATGATATTATATACCACACCAGCGAAGTAAAGTCCATACTTTTTTTCCAGAGCACGCTTGTACGACGCCATCTGGAAGTCGTGTGGTAGCATGGCTTTGGTTTGTTCCTCGTTGTACCAGCCTTTTGTTTTGTGATCCCACAGCCAGTATTTGCCATTTTCCACAGAACCTAAGTCCGGCTTACCACGCTGGATAATGGGACCGAGCTGCTCTTGAAACGGTTCCTCCACAAAAAGCCATTCCCTTTGCAAGTCCGATTCATGGTAGTTAGCCACGTACTCATCGAACACGACTTCCATCAAGCCCAGGTATCTGTCAATCTCCCACCCTGGCTCACGACCGTAGGGCGAGCTGTGCAAATCCTGCTCGATGGCAGCAACCACACCTTCCTTATCTAAGGGCACCTCATCCTTCAGGCTGCGGTAATACGCCTCCAACATCGCATGGACCATCGACCCCCACTTCTGTTTCCAGTTGATCTCCTGTGTCTTCCAGCCCTCCATCTTCATCGCCCCCAGCTTCGGGCATCTCTGCCATGCCTTGATAATGCTTTGCGACACGACAGGCATTGGCGATTGTTCGGAACTCATCTACCCACTCCTTGTACAAACCAGGGTTGCGCAATATGTATGCTGGGTGATAATTGTACCACACCCGGCGACCAAGCAAACCGATGCGCTTGACGGCTGATTCTGCTTTCCGGCCCAGCAGCACCAGACCCACCGCTGGGTTTATAATATCAATCATGCGGCCCAGCCGGGGCGCACAGTTCTTGATCTCCAGTGTGGTCGGAGGACGGTTCGGCCCACCCTTGCGGTCGCACGGGCGGCACAGCAAAGCATTGGTTATGCCCCAGTTCAGCCCCATTATTTTGAACCCAGCAGCATCCAGTGCTTGGTCCAGCTTTTTGCCAGCCCGGCCCATAAAGGGTTTGCCCAGCACGTCTTCTGCTTTACCAGGAGCCTCGCCCACAAACAAGACATCTGGGTCGCCAGCCCCCCGGTAATGCACCTTTTTGCTGTGGGCGTGGAACGGACACAGCACACAATCTGCATATTGCTTTACCAGCTCGGCTAACGCTTCTCGACCTTCCATTTGTCTTCAGCCCTCCAACCCAGGAACTTGTCACGTCGGGTGTCACCCTCCCCATTCTTGACCCGAAGCGCCGCATCTTGAGGATCATCGGCTTCGATCTGCACTGTAGCTTCCCCAACGTACTTAGCTTTAACCACGTAGATAGGCATTATGAACCCTCTCTTTCTGAAAACTGCCTAGATGTTAGCAACTCTTTATAAAACTCTGGAAACCCATTTGTTACTTTTCTAAGAATATGTGAAATAGCCCAATCCAACAGATGATCTTTTATTGCCTCGGACTCTTCTTGCAGTACATCTTCCTTGACTGATTTCATCAGTGGTCCTATATCAGAATAGCACTCTTGCAGAGTACCATTTTCTCTAGCACGATGAATAGCCTTATTCCATCGGGCTTTGGAGCGATACTTTTCTCCTAATCTAGTGAGTATGTCTTTGCCTGTTGGGTTGGTGTTTTTCCATTCTTGGCTATGTACTTCCTTAAAAGCCTGAGACACAAGCTTAGCCTTCATGCTTTTTCCATCTTTGGTGGTCCGGGAATAGTTTTTGCACACCACACCCTCGATTTTCTGACCCCCTAGTACACTATCCGTGGACAGCAACTCTTCTAGTTGGTCCATGTTCTCCACCAGTCCAGTAAACAGGATTGGTACAGTCTCCAATCCAAGACGACAGCCCTCAGCCATCAAGGTCTTTTGTCCTAAGAACTGCTCATGCCCACAAGCAACATCAAACAAAATGATGTGGTTGTCTGGGTGTCGGTTGTAGCTTAAGCTGTTGTGTTTTGGCTTCTTTAAGTATTCTCCGTGATACATCCAATTCGGATTTAGGACATCCTTGAGTGCCTTCAAAGCCTCGACACCTTCTATGAATAGCTTCTCTGGGTCATCAATGTTAATTTCCTTGCTCCTCGATCTGACCCTAAGCACACCATCATACACACCAAACCCGATGTACGAACCGTCTACTTTTTCCTGCACCACCACTGGGTCTTTGAACACGTCCAGAACATCGCGGTGCCCTATGGGAAACACCTTGCCATAGCTATGCCAAGTGTCCATCATACTCCTCTCTTTTTTAGGTACAGCCCTATGCCCAAGGAGTCCAGAATATCTGAATTCCATTTAGATTCCTTTGTTCCCAGCAACTTAACTAGCTTCCCACGACCCAGCGCCGCCATAGTACGTAGTTTTGTTTCCTCTTTGGACATTTTGTTTTTCCATTCCTGTACCGTGACCAGCCTAGTGTTGGGGTGCAGGCTCGCTATCTGTCCAACCTGGAAGAACAGCTTGCCCAACGACCCGCTTTGCAAAGCTATTCTGGATCTTGAGCTACTAGCCCAGTAACTGGGGTACTCAACCGCAACCCCTGCGCAGTTCATATTCTTGATAAACGCTTCCAAGGTTCGGGTGTTTTTGTATGCCTGGTCCTGCCAGCCGTCACAGACCCGCCGAAGCAACCCAGCATATATGGGTTCATCAAGTTGCCCAGCTTCTGTGGCCCATATAGACCAGCCACAACCACCACCCTTGGATAACCCAGGGTCTATCACTAACCAAGCCGGGGCGGGTATTTCTGGGAATGGAACTATGGTATAATACCTTTCTGTTTAAGGTGTTTACGTGCATCTTCCAGAGCTTCCTCCTCGTAGTCATTTCTATACCCACACTCTCCACAATTATTAATGATTCGCACAAGCGACAAAATTAAACGATCCATTGCATTACCAACAATTTGATCTAGGGTGTAACCTTTATTTTTCTTCTCCGTAATCTTCTGATTTTTGTAAATCAGTGCATCTTGTAATGAATCTTCTGTGTGTATGTGGAGTTTCCCGACTGTTCCGTGCGCACCATACCTAACCCTAACCTCATATTTACCACCCCAGCTATAGGGATTCCAAATCTCCCAAAACTTAGTAACCCTATTGTTTTGGATGTACACATATCTTTGTGGTTGCGGCATCTAATACACTCCTAATGCGAACCATATTAGCCTGGTAAATCTCCCACGATTCAACACACCACTTGCATCGGCAACCCCGCTCGTAGTACCAATTGGTACCGTGCTTGAAGTGGGTATCCACATAGTTCCGCGTTTCCAACCGTGGTGGTACCACCTTCTTGGGGGGCTTGTAACTATCCAGAATCCTGTCGATGTCGCTTTCCTGGCAGGCACAGTGGGACGATTCGTCATACAGCACGGTGCCGCAATCCTGACACTTCATTCGATACCTCCGGTAATTAGCCAAATGACCATCAGCGCAAACACCAGCAGACCAAACACGTTTAGGATTTCTACCACAGAACCTCCTTAACAAACTCACCTGAAGACGTGCTGTAGTATACACGCTTGATTCCGTAATGTCCAAGGAAATTTCTGCAACAATCGCAAGGACGGCTGTACCCCAATCCACGGTGAGTTAGGCGCAATACTACCACGGTATCACCGAGTTTTCTGGTGGACAACACAGCCGCTTGTTCAGCGTGTATCGACGGTGCGCGGTCTGGTAACCACCGCGCCTTGGGGTTGGTGCGGTGCTGGTTGTAGCCAAACCCCACTACTTTGCCGCCAGCCAGCAGAAAAGCAAAGTGTTTAGATTTGCCGTCTGGGAGGGATCTTAGCTTTATAGCCAATTTCTGCAAGCTTCTTAGTGTACGCTTTTTCATGCTGTCTCCCATCGTGGTACCCGTTGGCGTAATAGTAACGGGTGCTAGCCCACCACAGCAACAACACCACACACAGTACAAGATATTCAATCAGCATAGGTATCCCAAATCCAAAAAGCTATTAACACGAGAAACAAAAAATAGTCACCCAAGAACCTACCTAGTGCCTCCATCGCTACATACCCCCATCGTTACCCCCTAGCTTTCCGGCGTATATGTCTTGGCGAAAACCTCTGGCAGGCATGGATAAAATTCACCAATGACGCCTTTGATGATCCAATCCT